TTTCGCAAGTTTAATCCTGAGAACGCAGGTTTCAAAGTCTTCCGCTACAAATTAGTGGCGGACGTTTTAACCATCGTACGCGGCAGCCGTAGTTCAACAGTTCCAAAGAACTGCACGGCCGTACGCTTTATTAATGTGGAACCACTTTGCAATGTCATTTTACAGCGCTGTATAGCTCTTGGACTCCGCACTGTTCTTGAACAGTTAGGAAATAGTCTCGAGACTGGACAGGCTGATCATAAAGTGTTAATTGCAAACTCCCGCTACAGCACCATTGATTTTTCCAACGCTAGTGATAGTGTTGTATTTTCTTTGATGAATTTCTTCTTTCCTAAAAAGGTTAGTAGAAAGTTAGCGCAGTATCGTAGTCCTATGGTTTTAATTGAGGGTGTTTATCATATACCTAATAAATTGAGCTCCATGGGCAATGGGTTTACGTTTGAAGTTATGACTATTTTGTTGTTAGCCATAGCTCGTACTCTCGACGATACAGCTCGCGTCTATGGGGATGATGTTATTATTCATTCCCTAGTTGCTGAGCAATTCGTGAGATCCTGTAATGATATTTGTTTCAGGATTAACCCTAAAAAGACCTTTATTCACAGTAAGTTTCGTGAATCATGCGGTGCTTTTTATCACGATGATGTTGGATACATCACCTCGTTCGACTTCAAGTGGTGTGAAAGCGAAAGTGATTGCATAATTAGCTGTAATAAGCTTTTATGCATCGCTCGCGAAAACACTAACCGTCATGTCAAAGGTATGGCGCTGAAGGCTTATCGAGCCTGTGTTGCAGTTGAGGGCCTTTCTATGTATCTTGGCCCGGACCTTTGCGATCAACGTGATCGTATAGGGTTAGACAAATTTATATTTGCTCAACCGCACACCTTCGAAAGAAGCATTAATAAGGTTCTTAAGAGGATGGGTAAACGTTTTCATGATAAGTTTTATTGTGTTTACACAATAACTTATCACAATGATCTCGTGACTCCTTTTACAATTGATAATATTGACCTTGGTACAGCAGCAGCATTCTTTTATTCTGGAATGCCGGTGATGAACAAGAACCGAAACAAGGGGCGCTGGGTTAAATCCCGGTTAGTTGTCTCCGAAAGTGGTACAACATTCACTTGGAAAGATTGTTTAAATCTCACAAGCGAAAATGCACCATCACCTCGTCATACACCAATGAGTGTCACTGACTGGGTGCTCAGATCCGGTCAAAACAGCGGAAGACCGGGGCATGGCAAAGAGGCGGTAGTGCGGGGCTGATCCTGTGTTCCAGCAAGTACCCCCTGG